CGGCGAAGAAGGCCTCGGCGCCCTCCTGGTCCCCGCAGGGGAACAGCTCGTGCTCGGTCATCAGCTGGCCGGAGCCGTCGAGCTCCATGGCGACCAGCCAGCAGAACCCACCCGACAGCCGCAGGCCCGCCACCGGGATCCCACGCGAGCCGCCGTAGGGCCGGGGCTCGACCGGATCGCCGGGCCAGCCCGCGAAGGTCCAGAAGCGCCGGAGGGGGTTCTCCTCGACCTCGACCCGCATGAGGCCGTACTCCCCCAGGGGGACGATCACCTTCACAGCGGTAGCTCCAGCTGCTGGGGCTTCGGGTGGCGGTGGACCCCGCAGCAGTCCCAGGGGCACTCGCCGTAGAAGCCGAGGCGGTCGGCCAGGAGGTCGCGGTCGGCGTGGAACTCCCCGCGCCAGACCACGTGCTCGGACGGGCGCCGGCAGCGGGCGCCGACGCCGGCGTGACAGGTGGGGCACTCCACCTCCAGCACCGGGTCGCGCGCCCACTCCCGCCCGCAGCCCTTCAGGCAGCGGACAGCGGCCATCAGCCGAGCACCAGCTCGTGCAGCGCCAGCTCGTACTCGGTGTGGTCTTTGTCGGTCGCCACCACGCGGCCGTTCTTCAGCCGGATGGTGTCGACGTTCGGGACCTTCACCTCGGCGCCGGTGTCGTCGCGAGCGGTGATGGTGATCCGCCCGCCGCTCCGCCGCGCCGTCCAGGCAAACAGCTGCTCCATCGTCAGTCCTTTCGCGGCAGTGGGAAACCCGCCGGCGGCCGCCGCTTGGCCGCGTCCTCGGGGGTCCAGGGCGGAAGCTCCCGCCCGGGTCTCGGTGTCGATTTTCTCGCCCTCATCGGAGGCTCCTCTCGATGCGCCTGAGGTCGGTCTGCATCGCGTGCAGGAGGTCGGCCATCTTGGCCGCCCGGTCGGGGTTGACCTTCTTCGCGGCCACCACCTCGTTCTCGACGATGGCGGCCCGCAGCATGGCGGCCACCTGGCTGATCCGGCGCTCCAGGCCCTTCGCCAGCATCTTCTCGTTCGCGCTGGGGGGCGGGGGTTCGGCGTCGGCCCCCCACTCGAAGCCCGCCTGGGCCTCCTCGTCGCGGAGCACCAGGGCGACCGACCGCAGCATGGCGTAGGTCGGGCACTCGCCCTGCCGGATCGCCTTGAACAGCCGGTCTTGGAACGCGGGCGAGAGCTGGGCCATCTCGAAGGCCTGCGAGCCGCCGATCTGCCCCTTCGATAGCAGGGCCTGATACTCCGGCCGGAGCTTCAGGAGGCACGTCCGTTCCCGGATGCGCCACGCCTGCTGGAGGCCGAGCTTCTCCGCCAGCTGCTGCTCCGTCAGCCCCTCGTCGAGCGCGGCCTGGAAAGCGGCCGCCTCCTCCAGCGGGGGGACCTCCGCCCGCTGGCGGTTCTCCACGATGGCGAAGATCAGGACGTCGGCGTCGGACATCCCCCGCCGGATGATGCAGGGCATCGTCTCGGCGCCGTTCAGGCACTGGGCCCGCCAGCGCCGCTCCCCCATGACGATCATCCAGTCGCCCAACTCGTGGCCCGGCCGGTCCGTGACGATGGTCGGCTGCTGCTGGCCGTTCTCGCGGATCGAGGCCGCGAGATCCTCCAGCTCCCCGGGGTCGAAGGTCCGGCGGGGCTGGCGGGGGTTCCCGAAGATCAACCTCGTCGGGACCCGCTCGACCGTCTCTGCGGTGTCGAACGCCATCAGAACAGCTCCCCTTGCTTGCGGGCCACCTCGTCAAAGAGCCCGCCCTCCGGCAGCGGGGCGTTGCCCCGGCGCCCGTCCCGCCGCGCGCGGTGCGCCTCCAGCGCCCGCACGTTCCAGCTGACCGGCGGCACCCCGTCGATCAGCCCCTGGTCGACGACCTCCCCGCCGGCCAGCACGTCCTTCTCGCTCTCGCTCATCCCCTCAATTCCTCGGCTTGGCGCCGACCCTCGTCCGTGAGGACGAAGCGGCACTCGTCGAACTCGTCGAGGCCCGCGACTCGAGTCGCTAGCCCCAAGCGCTCCAGGCCCACCAGGGTCCCGATCCCCGCCCCCATGCCGCGCAGCTGCGGCATCCCGCGGGGCCAATCCAGCAGCAGGACCAGGGCCCGCCGGCGGTTCTCCTCCTGGCGCTCCCGCGCCTCCCGAAGGGCGCGCGCCGATGGCCTCCAGACTCCGCGCATCAGATCAGCCCCAGGGCTTTGAACGAGGCCGTCCCGTCCTGGCCGACCACCAGGTGGTCGTGGACCGCGATCTTCAGCGCCCGGCCGGCGTCGACGACCTCGCGGGTCATCTGGATGTCGGCCTGCGAGGGCGTCGGGTCCCCGCTCGGGTGGTTGTGCAGCAGGATCATCGAGGAGGCGTCGAGCTCCAGCGCCCGCCGCATCACCTCGCGCGGGTAGACGGGCGCGTGGTCGACCGTCCCCTCGTTCATCACCTCGTCCGCGATGATGGCGTTGCGCTTGTCGAGGAACAGGACTCGGAACTGCTCCCGCGTGCGCTCCGCCATGCTGATCTTCACGTAGGCCAGCAGGGCCGACCAGCTGGAGACCACCGGGCGGCGCCGGCGGCGGTGCGCCTCGAAGGCCCGCCGGGCGTAGTCGAGCACGAACTCCACCTCTGTCTCGGAGAGCATCTCGGCCGGCTTGACGAAGCCGAGCGCCGCGGGCTCCCGCCGCTGGGTCGGGAGCGCCATCTCGAACAGGGCCTGCTCGCTCACGCGGGCACCTTGGCGAACTTGATCGCCCCCTGGTCGTTGCGGAGCGGCAGCTTCAGCTCGTCCCGCGCCTTCGTGGTCACCATGAGGAGGGTGCCCGCCCGGACCAGCCACCCCTTCGTGATCGCCCACTTGACCGCCGTCGGGGCCAGCTCGTGGCTCAGCTCCGACTCCTCGATCGCCCGCTGGCGCTTGATCGCCTGCGCCACGTCGTCGGCGCCGTAGCTCTGGAAGTTCTTCGGCCAGACCCTCCAGGTCTCCCCGTCCCGCTCCTCGAAGATCGGGCGCTCGTTGAAGGCCTTCGCTAGGGTCCGGGCCGCCGCCGTGTGGGAGCGCGTCTTCTGCGCCCAGGTCTTCCGCCGGGCCATGTTACCGGCCCTCCGACTTGGCGACGCCGCGGACGACGCGGGTCCGCTGCTGGAGCTTGACCCGTTGGGCCAACGCCCGGACGACCTTGGCCTCCGGGATCGGCTGCAGCTGCGCCGGGGTGGTGTTGTACTCGTAGCCGGCCCACTCCATGGAGGGCGAAGCCCCCCGGCGGGTCGGGCAGAGGGTGGCGCCTTTTTGCGCCAGAAAAGCCGAGATGAGGTCCGAGTCGGACATAGCCGAAGTCTCCCAGGTGGGCGGCCCCTGAGGGCCTATGACTGAGCTGTAGTTATAGCAGGCGAGGGGTTAAGTTGACACTAATAAATCAGTCGCTTGGCTCGGGTTGCTTGACCGGCGCAAGCTCTCGGGCGTGCACTACTTTGGCCCCCAGGTTCGCGAGCGTCCCGGTGAGGACATGGGTCATCAGCACCTTGAAGTCCTGGCCGATCTGCGGGTCGAGCCGGACCGCGTTCAGCAGGATGCGGCCGATCTCGTGGGCGTCCTCCAGGGTGTCCGGCCTGGCGAGGTAGGCGATCCACCACTCCCCCTCGGAGCGGATCACCACCCGAAGGGGCAGCGGGCGCTCCTCCTCCTGCCGGCGCCGCTTAGGCATCGGCCAGCTCCAGCATGTAGCCGACCGCGACCGCGACCGGGCCCGCGAGGTCGCGCGTCCCCAGCTCCATCTCCCGGAGGTGGCGCGTCGCATGGACCCCGTTCATCCGCAGCTGGGCCGCGAGCTCGTTGATCGTCAGGCCCAGCGCCTCGCGGGCCCCCCGGAGATCCTGGCCGTCTTGGATGCGGTCACGCGCGCTCATGGTGCTTCTCCAGCAGCTGGGCCACCCAGGCGCAGATGCGCGCCGGCGCCGTGCCCCGCGCCCCGTCCCAGGCGAGCGGGTAGTCCGGGCCGACCGACCGGCTGGCGGTGTGCCAACTGATCTGGCCCGTCGGGAGGTCGACGTAAAGCACGTGGCGGTGCGGCGACTCGAGGGCGTCGGACACCTGGTCGACCGCCCAGCCCCACCGGATCCCGAGGACGCCCGCGTGCTCGAGGAGCGCCTTGGCGAGGTTCTCCATCGACCACTGCTTTTTCTCGTAGGCCTGGGACCGATAACTGCGGCCGCCGCGGCCGCCGCGGTAGCGCTTCGCCCGCTCGGAAGCCTTCTGCGCCCGGAAGACGTTGACCGCCACCACCCCGACGGGCCCGAGGGGTCCGAGCTCGGCGTAGAGCGCCACGGTCGCGTCGCCGTCCGAGCCCTCGTAGACCCGCATCACGCGGGCCAGCAGCTCACCGTTCACCATCGGGGATCGCCTCCAAGATGGTCCAGGCGACGTGCGCCACCGAGGAGGCGACGCCCCGCACGGCCGCCTCGTCCGCGATCCGCCAGTAGGTCCCCCCCTTGCCCTCCCGCTGGGCCAGCCAGCCGGCCGCCTCCAGGCGGGCGAGGATCGGGGAGACGGTCCCGCTCGCCAGCTTGGTCCGCGCGCGCAGCTGGGGCGGGGTCGCCTCCCCGAGGTGCGCGATCGCCGCGACCACCTTCAGCGTCTCCTCGGTGATCCTTACGCCGGGCATTGGGCCTCCAGAGCCATGAGGTGGAAGGCGACCACGAAGGCGTTCGCCGCGTAGCCGTTGGGCGGTGGCCCCCAGGGGAGCCAGCTTGGGTGCTCGAACTCTAGGCCGGTCTGCAGCGCGGTGGCGATCATGGAGCGCCAGCCCCAGGGGTTCTTCACCGGGTCGGCCCGGCCGAAGTCAGGCCCGCCGTAGACCGCGTGGTTGCAGTTCCGGCACTGCCACTGGCTCAGATCCTCGAAGACCTCCCCGTCCTCGTCCTCCTCGATGCACTCGAAGTAGTCCATCCGCCACCCGCACCCGCAGCACAGGTTCCCCATGGCGCTGAAGTAATCGGGCCGTCCCAGCCGCCCCTCAGACATGGACCTTCCTCCGCGCGACCTCGATCTGGCCCTGGAGCCACTTGAACACCCGCCCGGCGCCGTCGGAGCCGGGGAGCGAGACCGTCACGTCGCCCCGCACCGACCCGTCGAGGTACTCCACCTTCGGGTCGAGCCGGAGGATGCTCTCCACCAGGTCGGTGCGCGGCGCGACCGTCAGCTCGGCCGGGATGCCGGCGCTGTCCCCGTCGAGGCGGTTCGGGCCCGAGAGGCGGCCGCCGGTCACGTTCTGCCAGTAGCCGGGGTTGAAGCCGCCGAGGCGCGCGTTCAGCTGCTGGGCGAAGTGGTTGGCGACGATCTGCCGGACGTCGGGCTCCGGGATCGCGACCACGATCTCGGCCAGCTTGGTCAAGATCGCGGCGTTGAAGGTCGCTCGGCTCTTGGCGGGGCGCATCATCGGGCTTCGTGGTGGTGGCCGCCGACCACCCGCGCGGTCAGCTGGACGATCTCCAGGGCGTAGGCCTCGCGATCCTCACCCGACATCGTGGCGGGCAGCTCCCCCTCCACCATCTTGAGGAGCCCCTCCCGCATGGCGGCGTCGCACACCGGGTTCGAGCACACGTCCTGGGCGATCCAGTAGCAGGCGTCGTCGTTCGTCAGGCACGCCCGATCCTGGGTGCAGCCGCAGAAGCGGCAGGTCCGCTCGGTCATCTCAATCTCCTCGGCGGCCCGCCGTCGGCGTCCGCCCGAATGAATGCCTGTACCACCGTGAGAAGGTCGACAGGCTGGTGAACCCCAGCTGGGGGGCGATCTCCCCCATCGGGGCGTCGCTGGCGATCGCGGTGGCGGCGAGCTGGCGCCGCTCCTCCTCGACCAGCAGGGTGAAGCTGGCGCCCTCCAGCGCGAGGCGGCGGTGCACCGTCCGGCGGTCGCACCCCCACACCAGGGCGAGGTTCTCGACCTGGCAGAGGCCTCGCGGCAGCGTGCCGCGAATGAACGCGAGGGCGGCCTCCGTTGCGGCCGCCCGCATCACACCCTCCGCTGCCACCAGGGCTTGACCCGCGGACCGCCGCTGCGGGTCCGGCTGTAGTCGGCGCCGTGCTGCGGCGCCCAGCCGAGCGACGCGGGGTCGGTGTCGCCCCAACTGGGCTCGTAGTCCGAGGGGGTGTCCCAGCGGTTCGGCGGGGTCATGTCGATCAGCTGGGGCGGCTGCGGCGCCTGCTCGACCTTCGGGTCCGGCGGGTCGAGGACCGAGAGCTTGCCCCGGAGGTGCGCGATGGTGAGGTGCGCGGTGTGCAGCTCGTCGCGGAGGCGGTCCACCTCCTGGCCCGCCCGCTCGGCGCGTTCCTGGGATTGCGACAAGGCGCCCGCGAGGGTCTCGTGGGCCTGCCGTAGGCTTTCGAGGGCAGTCTCCCCGGCCCTCACGTCGGCCTGCAGCTGCGCACGTGTCTTTCCGCTCATTCGATCCTCCTGACCAGCTGGAGCGCAGGGACCGTGGCCCCCGCGGTAGACTTGCGTCAAGCGCCGTCTGTAGACTTTCGAGCGTAGACTACTGCGGCCCGCTGGAGCTTCAGAGCAAGCCAGCGGATGGAGAGCAGCGCCCACATCGGATCGTTCGCGTCGTAGCTGGCCTCGCCAAGGTGCAGGGTCATCCAACCGGCCACGCATGAGATCATCGCCTGGGCGCAGTCGTAGCAGAGCCGCCGGTCGACAACTTGCCCCCCCATCGTCAGGCTGAGGTTTTCGTGGGTGATTTGATCGCCGCAAGTCGCGCAGCGGCAACCGCGCAGCTCGAAGTTAAGGCGCCGCGTCCAGCCGCAGCCGCCTTCCACCTTCACCCCCAAGCCGCCGGGGGTCCTCCACTCGTTGCCCGGGCCGTAGAAGGCGAGAAGACGTCTCTGGCAGATGTCGTGTCGCCCTGGCGGCACGTCGCATTTGAGCGCGCGCTGCCGGTCCTCCTCGCTGTATCTTGGGCGGGCGATGTACCGGCCGCGGTGGTAGACCATCTCCACCTCGCCGTAGGCGTAGCGCGCCAGCGCGGCTCTAGTCATGGCCGAGTTTCAGCACGGTCGAAGGTGGCGTCGAGCCGGAGTTCGGCTTGATGATGTGCTTGTAGAACTCGATCTCCACCGTGACGCTGTTCATGATCTGAGCGGCGAGTTTCCCCATCGCCTGGGCTTCCTGGGCGCTGATCTCGTGGGCGCGGATCGCGTCGAGGGCGTCAAAGAGGGAATCGCGCATCCCCGCGGTGTCGCGGACGACGGGCTTGGGTTTGCTCATAGGTCTCTCCATGGAAATGCCGTCGACAGGCATCCCAAGCGGGCAGCCTGTCGAACGGATTCGCGTTGCGGGCGATCAGCCCTTGGTGGCGGAGATCAGGACGGCGTTGACCATCGTCCCCGAGGCCTTGAACGCCCCCTCGGGGAGGCGCTCCACCGTGGCCCCGATCTCGTCGAGCCATTCCCGGAAGGCGAGCCCCTTCCGGTCGGTGTAGAAGGTCACCCCGATGCCGGCGATCGCCACCAGCCGGCCGCCCGGCCGGAGGTAGCCCCAAGCGTGCTGGATGTGGGCGCTGTCCTGCCGCTTCGAGAACGGCGGGTTCATCACCACCGCGTCGAAGGCCGGCGCCGGGTCGTCCGCCAGGAAGTCCACGCACCGGATGCGATCCGGCGGCGGGACGGAGGCCTGCAGCTGGGCGCAGGACTCCGGCCGGATCTCCAGCGCGAGCACCGTGCAGCCGCGCGCCTTCAGCGCCGCCACGATGTTCCCGCTGCCGGCGCTCGGCTCCAGCACCAAGGGGGTCCGCTCCTCCAGCCGGGCGAGGTCGAGCATCCGCTCCACCAGGTCGGCCGGGGTGTAGAAGGCGTCGAACTCCCGCTTCGCATCGGTGATCTCCCCGTCGAGGATGATCGGCTCGATGGCGGCGGCGGCGCAGCCGGGGAACAGGTGGGCCTTCGCCCTCGTGTTCCACTTCCCGCCGGCGCACTGCAGCGCCTTGTCGACCTGGACGTAGAGCTTCCGCTCCAGCTGGTCGGTGATCCGCAGGGCGGAGCCCTCGATCTCACAGTGCGCCAGCACCTCAATGACTTCGGTCGAAACTCGCATGGGGCCCCTCCTAGAGGCTGACGCGGAGCTTCAGCTCAGAGGCGCTGAAGCCCACGTACTCGTTGTTGGCGTCGAGCCGCACGTAGATGCGCGGCGGCTTCGGGTTCTCCCTCCAGTCGGAAATCTTTGCCGGGCCGCGAGGGGTGTCGACGGGATCGCCGCCGCCTACCTGCTCGCCCGCCTGGGGCCCGGTCTTTCGGAATAATCGCATCGTCTCTCCTCTCGGCGGCCCCTGGGGGCCTGGGGTTAGGCGCGGATCAGCGCCATGAACTCGGGCGTCAACTCGCCCTCCTCGTCGAAGACGCGGGTCTCCTCGTCGTCGATCGAGGCGTAGAGCGGCCACTTCGCGCGCGCGTTCAGCGGACGGTAGAGGTCCACCTCGCGGTCGTGGACCATGAGGGTCAGGCTCCGCACCGTGATGGCGCCCGAGCCCATGTCCTGGGCGATGTCGAAGCGGGGAACGTCGTCCTCGAGGAACGCCGCCCGGACCTTCGGCCCGAGGTTCTCCAGCTTCAGCCAGAGGGCGCCGTAGCACTTCAACAGGTCGGCCTCGTTGAACAGGTCCCGAGGCAGGACACGCCGGTAGCTCATCTCCAGATCCTTCCATAGCTGCGCGCCGCCCGAGGGGGCGGGGCTTCCAGATGGTTCCGGGCGGAACCCCTGGTCGTTGCAAGATTCAGGCCGTTTGTTGCGCGCGCCGCTCCCTTTCGTTGCGCAGCGCCTCGACCACTCGGAGGTCCTTGTGGGACTGGATGAGGCGGTCGAGCGCCTCGTCCGGTAGTCTGGTGGGGTCGAGGCGGGGACCCCGCACCCTGGGGTCGGTACGCCCCTTGGCGAGCTGTTCTACGCGGTTTTTGGCCTCTCCCATGATCTCGCCGGCGCGCCGCCGGCCGAAGTAGCGCCCGAACTCCCCGTAGCGGCTGCGCACCGGCCCGAGGAAGCGGACCAGCTGGCGGAGCGCGTCCGCGTCGCGGCAGCTCCGCACCAGGGCGATCGTCAGCACGAGGCCGTGGGCCTCCACCGCGTCGAAGTGGTCGGCGGCCGAGCGCTCGTGGGCGTCGAGCCAGAGGGCGCGTTTCAGCCAAGCCGCGAGGTTGAACGAGACCTCCGGGGCGAACAGCTCGGGTTGCGAATCTGCGCCTGCGCGCAAACTGCGCCGCGATGCTTGTCTCGTCGAGGTCGGCCGCCCCGTCGTGGTCGTCGGGGTGCTCCTGAAGCTCCTCCAGCCACGCCTCCGCCGCCTCGACGATGATCTTCATCGCCGCGCGGGGGAGGGGATCGGCGTACTCCGCGGGGTCCGCCCGCAGGGCCGCGAGGTCGGGTTGGTCCGGCATCTCGTCGAGGTCGACGTGCTCCTCGACCGCCCCGTCCTCCTGGTGGACCACGAAACACACCGCGTCCCCGAAGCCGATCCGCTTCGGGCGCCGGAGGATCCGGTAGGCCTCCACCGCGGCGGCGCTGTGGTGGGTCGCCTCGACGTCGATCCGCCACTCCACCAGGTGGTGCTTCAGTTCGCCCTCGGGCTCCGGCGCCCCGGCGCCGAAGTCCCGCTTCCCGTCCTCGACAAAGGCGCGCACGTCCGCCCAGTCGTTGGTCGCGAGCACCGTCCGTCCTTCGTCCTGCAGGCTGTAGAGGGTCGCCTCCGGGACCTCCCGCTTGGCGGGGTCGAGGTAGTCGATCCAGATCACGAAGACGTCGCACTCCCAGCTGGGGCAGGGCTCGTTGCACCAGCTGACGTCGGTGAAGCTGTGGGCCGCCAGCCACTCCAGCGGCGGCTCATGGTCGAAGTCGGGGAACTCGGTCTTCCAGTTCCGCTCGGTGGTCTCGTCGGTCATCTCGTTCTCCTCGCCCCTGGGGGCCTGGGTTGGTCAGCTGCTGAAGGCCTCGTGGCCGGCGTGATCTTCGAGGAAGGTCACGAGGCCGTCGAAGTCCTCGTTCTCCCCGAGGAGGTCTGCGATCTCGCACACCGCCTCGAGGTCGAGGTCGTTGTCGGCCGCGAGCCCGGCGATGTAGTCGAACCGGGTGTCGTAGCCCCTCTCGGCCAGAGCTTCGAGGTATTCGGGGTCCTGGGGCGTCGGAAACCGAGGCTCCAGCGACCGGATCAAAGCAACACTTGCCATCTTGGTCTTCTCCGTGAGCGGCCCCTGGGGGCCTGGGTTAGTGGTCGTAGCTCCAGAACTCCCCTTCCTCGTCCCAATGGGCGACGTCGGGATGGAGCTTCTCCCGGTCGTCCTCGTCGTACATCGCCAGGAGGGCCCGCTCAGCGCTCCCCCGGTCGGTGAACTCCCGGATCACGCGCTCACCGCGCGCCATGCCGGCGTTCTCGATCAGGCCCCACCTCAAAGGTCGCGCCCCACCCGCGGGCTGACGTAGAGCCGGAGGTCCGGCCCCTCGTAGTTCAGCTCGGGGACCCGCTCCCCCAGCGTCGCCTCGAACCACTGGGCCACCATGCGGCGGTGGCACCAATTGGCCTCGGTGAAGGGGGGGTTCTCGAAGCACATCAGAACGGGCTCGTTCCCGCCCGTCATCTCGTGCAGCTGGTCCCACACCTTCCGGGGGCTCATCTCCCCCAGCATGGCGAAGAACCGGCCCTCGTAGGCCTGGCGGGGCCACTGGAGCATCTCGCGCGTCGGGGCCAGCTGGCGGAACAGCCGATAGCCCCCGATCACCCCGCGGCGCGGGACCCCGAGCGAGATCCCGACCCGCCCGGCCATCGAGCCCGCGTTGAACCAACTCGCCGTCTTCATGGATTTCCCTTCCTTGGGTGAGGTGTTACGCCTTGAGCGGCGTGAGGAGCCAGCGGCCGTCGAAAAGCCGTTGGGCGTCGGACCGGCCGAAGGGGCCGGGCCCGTAGAGCGGCTCCGGGTTGCCGACCTCCATGAGGTGGGCCGCCTGGGCCGGGGTGATGGTCCGCCGGGAGATAGGGCCGATGGTGGACCGGCCAAAGGTGGTGAGGGTGTACATCCGAAGTCCTTGGAGGCGGCCCCTGGGGGCCTGGTGGGTGACCGGACTATCTTAGCACTTTTGAGCTTAACGGGACACTAAGAAAGCATGTTCATCGGCGGCCTGCCACTCCCCGTTATTCAGCAGTTCTACGCTCTGCTCGGTGAAGTCGCGGCCGACAGAGTATTCGTCTGCTGCTCGGGCTCCTTCCGCTCGGAGCGGGCGATCTACAGGTTCAACCCTGCGGCCGAGATCATCTCGAACGACGTGTCGTTCTACAGCTGCGCGCTCGGCCACTGGCTGGCGGAGAAGCCCTTCGAGTTCCGCTTCACCGGCCCGCTGGAGTTCCTCAACGGGCCGGCGGGATGGCTGCGTCGCGGGCAACCTCGGCTCGCCGGCGATCCGCATCACCACCCACCTGACCGAGGAGCGGAAGCGCGCGATCCAGCTCAGCCACAACGCGGTCACCGGCCAGGACGACCTCTCGGTGCTGGCCCAGATGTACGCCGGTCTCGACCTCTCGGCGAAGTCCTACTCCGGCCTCGACGACTCGCTGCTCGGCAAGCTGGCGGACATCCAGCTCGGCGGCCTCGGGCTCTCGATCAAGTACCAGGAGATGAGCCTCTTCTTCCTCGCGGAGGACGCCCAGGCGGTCGCGGCCGGCATGGCGAAGATCGAGAAGGCGGCGCGCGCCAACCACGCCTACGTGGCCCGCGTGGCCGACTGGGATGAGTTCTTCGCCCTGATGGTGAGGGCCAAGACCCGCTTCCAGGTCTTCAACTCCGGGATCGCCTTCCGAATGCTGATCGACCTCGCGACGGCCGGCCTCGATGCGCAGGAAGCGGAGCCCGATGACGCCGCGGCCTGAGGGCCGCTGGGTCGCTGAGCGCTATGACCCGGCGCTCTGCCGGTCGCCGCGCCGCTGTCGCTGGTGTCACCCGGTCCGGCCGTGCGCCTGCCCGGGAGTGAGGGTGGGGGCCGACCGAGGAAAGCCCAGTCCGCAACCCCCACCCAAGACCCAGGGTTCACCGTAGGAGAGGGCTCCGCGAAACCCCGAAGGCCTTGCCCTCCCGAACCGCTACACCCTGTCCGCTTGACGAGTCGAGACCCGCGCGCGCACCTTCGCCGCACCCAGCTGGTCAAGGGGGACTCGCGCGATGGCCGACGCCATCATCTCGTACCGCTGCGCTTGCCTCGTCGAGGAGGTGACCCTCACGGTCCCCGCGCGCCTCGAGTCGGCCGACGTCGTGGCATGGCTCGATGAGGTGGTCCGGCCCGCGATCACCGCCGACCACCGGCGCCGCTCCCCAGGCTGCAGGACCGCGACCTCCGAGTACGTCAAGATCCACATGGACCCCGAGACCCAGCGGATCGGTGACCCGACGGTGCGCCAGTGACCGTCCTCCGCCTGATTGTAGCATGTCTACTGAGCCTCACCGCCGCCCTGTTCATGGCCCTCTCGTGGCTGACCGAGGTCATCGCCCTCCGGCTCGAACTCTGGTCCACCCTCCTCGACCCCTTCGCCACCTGGGTTGACCACCAGCTGGCCCGCGATCAGGTCTTCGGTAGCAAGTCTACCGACCCCACCACCCCTGAGCCCACCCCATGAGCGACGAGCCCGCCCAATACCCCTATCCCGTCGACATGGTGATCCACGCGCTCAACGAGGCCGGCGGGGTCTTCCTCGGCGCAGCCGCGAAGCTCGGATGCGATCGCGCCACCATCGAGCGCTACGTAGAAAATCTACCGCCTGTGCAGGAGGCCCTCTCCCGCATCGACATCCAGAACGCCGACCTCGCGCAGATCGCCTTCCTCAAGGCCGTCTCCGAGGGAAAGCCCTGGGCCGTCGAGCGCGCCGTGTCGTCGCGCGCGCATACGGGAAGGCCGCCCCGCTCCGTCCATGGCTCGCAATGGGGCCATTGCGTCATCCCGCCCGAGCTGGAGTATCCGCCTGGCGCGACCGAGGCCGAGCGCGCGGTGGTGCGGCGGCTGCGCGCCGACTTCGCCGAGCGGGTGCTGCTGGACGTGGCGACGTCGGGCGAGCATCCAGCGACCCGCGCGCTGGCGGCCGCAAAGCTGCACGACATCGTGGAGCCGAAGGTCAACCGCAACCTGAACCTCAACGTGAACCTGGACGGGGGTGATGTCCGAGACCTTGCTGACGACGACCTCCAGGCTGAGTTGGCGCGCCTCGGCGGAGCGGGAGCTGCTGATCCTGCAGGAGATGCACCGCCGCCGCTGCCGCCGCCACTTTCCCACCTTCGCCATTGAGGCGCTGCGGCGCGAGGGACTGGCGCCCGCGCGGCACCACCGCTACCTCTGCGAATGCCTGCAGGCGGTCGCTGATGGTCGGATCAAGCGCCTGATCGTCCTCATGCCGCCGGGGTCGGCCAAGTCGACCTACGCCTCGAAGCTCTTTCCCGCGTGGCTGCTGGGCGCGGAACTGGCGGGCCGTCGGCGCGGCCGCTTCAACCTCATCGGCGCGTCCAACACCCAGGACCTGGCGGATAGCTTCAGCCGCGACGTCCAGAACTACGCCCGCGACAACGCCGACATCCTCCGCTACCGCCTGCGGTCGGACGCCGTGGCCCGCTGGTGGACCGAGGCCGACAGCCTCCCGAGCGAGATCGCCCTGCCGGGCATTGAGGGCCGCGTCGAGCGCGGGATCTACCGCGCTGCCGGCGTCGGGGGCACGATCACCGGCCACCGGGCGGACGGCGGCCTGATCGACGACCCTATCCGCTCCCGCGAGGACGCGGACTCCGAGGGCCTGCGGGAGAAGCAGTGGAACTGGCTCCTCACCTCGATGCGGACCCGCCTGAAGCCGGGCGGCTTCGTGGTCCTGATCCTCACCCACTGGCACGAGGACGACATGGCGGCGCGCGCGGTCCTGCGCCAGCCGGGCCTCTGGCATGTCGTGCGGATGTGCGCGGTCGCGGAGGACCCGGCGGCGTTCGTCGAGGCGAACGATGTCTTCGCCACCATCCCCGATCCGCTGGGGCGCCGGCCGGGCGAGTGGCTGTGGGACGATGACGACTACGCCTATGCGGCCGAGCTGAAGGCCGTCTACGACGAGTACGAGCTCTCGGGCGCGAAGCGCGACTGGGCGGCTCTCTACCAGCAGCGGCCCGCGCCGGCCGAGGGCATCCTGTTCAACCTCTCGCGCCTCGGCTACGTCGAGACGATGCCGGTCGGGGTCATGGCCCGCTGGCGGGCCTGGGACCTCGCGGCGACCGAGAAGCTCGGCTCGAACGACCCCGACTGGACCGCCGGGGTCAAGATGGCGAAGCTCAACGACGGCCAGATCATCGTCGAGGACGTGGTGCGGGAGCGCCGCACCCCCGAGGTGATCCGCGCGGTCATCCGGGCGACCGCCGAGATGGACGGGGTGAGCTGCCGCATCTCCATCCCGCAGGACCCCGGTCAGGCGGGCAAGGAACAGGCGGCCTCCTACGTGAAGCACCTCGAAGGGTTCCGGGTCGACGTCAGCCCGGAGAGCGGCGACAAGACGACGCGGGCCGAGCCCTTCATCTCCCAGGTGAACGTCGGGAACGTGAAGCTGCTGCGCGGCGGCTGGAACGGGGCCTACCGCAACGAACTGGCGGGCTTCGGCGCCGGCGGGCACGACGACCAGGTGGACGCCTCGTCGCGCGCCTACAATATGCTGCTGGGGCGCCGGCAGATCATCGTCGACCAGGACACCTTGAAGCAAAGCCGCGCGCGGGTCATTCAAGGACGGCGGTAGGGGAGTCGCGAATGCGCGTCGAGCTGACCCTGGACCCTGACCTCTGCGCCCGGCTGCTCTATGACGCGGCCCTCGACAATCGGGCGCTCGGCCAACTCCTCGGCGTGGCCGAGTTCAAGCGGACGGGCCTCGTGGTCGACGCGGGGAGCGCCCACACGGATCCGGCGGGCCAGCTGGTCGTGGTGGTCGACGTGCGCCTGCCGGAGAAAGTCTGATGGCGAAGCTGACCCGCAAGCAGAAGGCGAAGCGCCGCCAGGACAAGCGGATCGCCAAGCAGGAGCGCCGGATCGACCGCGAGGCCCGGCGGCTGCTCGAGTCGGGCCCGCAGCCGCTCGACGGCGCGCCGGCGCCCGAGGACACCGAGGTCCGGGCCTTCCCGACGGTGCTCGAAGGGGGGAAGCCGAAGGAGCGGGACCTCTCGATCAAGCCCGAGGTCCTCGCGGCGTCGAAGCGCGACCCCCGCAAGGTCACCGCCCAACAGGCGTTCGCCATCCCCAAGCCAGCGCCGGGGGTCGTGCCCGACACCGTGCGGGCCCAGCGGCAGCTCGTCGCGATGGACGACGGGGCGGAGGAGATCAGCGTGTGGGCCGCCGGGACCTGGGCGAGCGGCTGGTTCGACGGCCCGCTCTTTATGGGCTACCCCGCCCTCTCCCTGCTGGCGGCGCTGCCCGAGTACCGCCGGATGGCGGAGGTGCTGGCAACCGAGTGCACCCGCAAGTGGATCAAGATCGCGGCCGCGGCCTCGAACCGGAAGGCGAAGCTCCAGAAGGTCACCGCGATCGAGACCGAGATGAAGCGCCTCGACGTCCGGGGCCACATCCGCCGCTGCATCGAGTTGGACGCCTTTTTCGGGATCGCGCACCTCTACCTCGACGTCGGGACCCCGCCCGACGACCGCAAGGAGCTGGTCCGCTCCATCGGGGACGGGCAGAACGAGACCACGAAGCTGAAGCTCGGGGGCTGCAAGGGCTTCCTCAAGGGGATGAAGTCCATCGAGGCGGTCTGGTGCTACCCGTCGCGCTACAACGCGACCAACCCCCTGAAGGACGATTGGTACGCCCCGCAGACCTGGTTCGTGCAGGGGCAGGAAATCCACGTCACCCGCCTGCTGACCTTCGTCGGCCGCGAGGTCCCGGACCTCCTAAAGCCGGCGTATATGTTCGGGGGCATCAGCCTCTCCCAGCTGATGAAGCCCTACGTCGACCGCTGGATCTCGGTGGTGCAGGCGGTCGCGGACGTCGTGATCGCCTTCTCGACCTCGGGGATCAAGACCAACCTCGAAACCATCCTCAAGCCGGGGGCCTCCTCGTCGACGATCTTCGACCGCCTGGAGCTGTTCAACAACCTCCGCTCCAACCGCGGGGCGATGGTGCTCGACAAGGAGACCGAGGAGTTCTTCCAGTTCAACACCCCGCTGACCGACCTCAAGGACCTGGCGTCGAAGTTCCAAGAGTTCATGTGCTCGGTCTCGGGCGAGCCGGTGGTGAAGCTGCTCGGCATCCAGCCCGCGGGCCTCAACGCTTCTTCGCAAGGCGAGATCACCTCTTGGCTCGACTGGTGCGAGGCCTTCCGGGAGAAGTTCTGCGCCTGGGCCCTCACCGTGATCCTCAACTTCATCCAGCTCTCGCTCTTTGGCGAGGTCGACCCCGACATCACCTGGACCTGGGAGTCGCTGCGCTCGCTCGACCCCAAGGAGGAGACCGAGCGGCGGAAGGTCCAGGCCGAGATGGACGCGACCTACGTCGAGCTGGGGGCCTTCTCGGCCGAGGAGATCAGGGCCCACCAGCTGGCGGACCCCGAGAGCCCCTACTACGGGATCGAGGACATCACGCCCGACGAGCCCGAGGGGCCGGTCGGGTCCGGGCTCCTCGACCCGTCGGCCGAGGGCCTCAATGCCGAGATGGCGGAGCTGTTCCCCGGGCTGCTCCAGGGCCTGATGGGGGAGCGGGACCAGAGCGCCCGCGAGGGCCGTCGACAGCCGGGACAGGGGCGGGCGGGCGAGCGCGCCTCCTCGCCGGCGCGGCGTGACGGCAGTCCCGAGGCCGATCAGGATGGCGCGCGGCCGGGCCGCAGCGAGGGCGAGCGCCCGCGGGCCCAGCGTCAGCCCCGCACCCTGAAGGTCCCGACCTCGAAGCTGGAACCCGTCGAGGCCTGATGCGCTACCTCGACCATGACGCTCCTCATCATCGCAGCGGCGCTGTTCGTGATCGGGGTCCTGCTGGAAGCTCTGGGCCGCAACGCGCCGGTCCCCTGGGCGGACCGCGTGGCCTGGATCCTCTGGGCGGTGGCCGCGATCATCTGGTTCGTGACCCTGGTCGCCGGGCACTCGGCCTAGCCGCCGGCGCCCTCGGGGCGGTCGCGCTCGCGGGCCTGCTCGCGGGCGGTCTCATTGGCGCTGGCGCGGTCGACCGCCTCGAGTCCGAACAGGATTGCCAAGCCCTCGGGGGCTGTCGGTGAAGAAGCTCCGGGCGGTGCGGGCCAACGCGGGCGTCCATGCGTGGTTCCGCAAGCGGCTGGACCAAGAGATCGACCGGATGCACCGCGCGGTCTTCTGGTGGGTGCGGGCCGCCTACCGCAAGCAGCTGGACCGCATCGAGCTGGCGCAGGACTCGTGGCCCGCCTGGCAGGCGCGCGCCGCCCGCTGGGTCGAGCTCCGCACGCCCATCGTCGAACTTTGGGACGGCGAGTGGGTCCACCTCCCCCCGCTGGCGATGGACGCCGCGCCGGCCGACCTCCTCGAGGAAGTCCTGGCGGCCCTGCGGGCCCGCTGGGGCCAGCGGTTCGACCGGCTGGCGGAGGAGATCGCGGAGTCGTTCGCCAAGCGGGCGGGCGCGACCACCGACCAGGCGATCGAGGCGGCGCTCCGGGCGGCCGGGATGCGGGTCAAGTTCCAGATCAGCAAGGCGCAGTCGGACCAGCTGGCCGCGGCCGTGCAGGAGAACGTCGCGCTGATCCGCTCGATTCCCGAGCAGTACCTCCTCGGGGTCGAGGGGGCGGTCATGCGGAGCGTCCGCGAGGGCCGGAACCTCGCGCCTCTCGTGGCCGAGCTGCAGAAGACCTACGGGTCGACCAAGAAGCGCGCGGCCCTGATCGCCCGCGACCAGAACAACAAGGCGACCGCCTTCCTGACGAAGACCCGCCAGCTGGAGATCGGGGTCGAGCAGGCGGTGTGGGTCCACTCGGGCGCCGGCAAGGAGCCGCGGCCCTCGCACGTCAAGGCGGGGCGCGACCAGGTGGTTTACAACGTGGCCGAGGGGTGGCTCGATCCGGCCCTCGGGAAGCGAATCTGGCCGGGGACCGAGATCAACTGCCGGTGCACGTGCCGGTCCATCATCCCCGAGCTGGTGGCGCAGGAGGCCGAGGCCGCATGACTCCGATCATCTTCTCCGACATCGACGCCACGCCGGCCGACTTCGGCCTGTCGGGCGGCCAATACTCGCTCCAGATCGTCGCCGGGACCTGGGGGACCGCGACCCTCAACCAGATCGGGCCCGATGGCTCCACCCTGCTGCCGGTCGGCTCCGCGATCTCGGCGAACGGCCAGACCCTGTTCACGGTCGGCGGGGGCCAGTTCCAGCTCACCCTCTCGGGCGCCTCCGGGCTCTACGCGCGGATCAGCGCGGTCAACGTGAACGCCTGGTAGCCATGCCGCTCAAGGAAGGGGGCTCCCAGGCGACGATCTCGCGCAACATCGAGACCGAGATCAACGCCGGCAAACCGCCCAAGCAGGCGGCGGCGATCGCCTACTCCAAGCCGGGGAAGTCGCGCGACGGTTTCGGCGCGATCGCTGATGCGGTCGAGGGGCTGGGGAACGGGCACGTCCACCTGGTGGAGATCGGGGGCAAGACCTACGAGACCGGGCCCCCCACGGAGGCCACCCTTCCGGCCGCCGGCGCGCCCGAGGGCGCCGAGGACCGCTCGGAGGAGGACGTCATCGGGGAGCTGACCGAGCCCCAGGTCCACGATGCCGCAGGGATCATCTTCGTCGCGCCGAACGGCCACGTGCTGTTCCTGCGGCGGGACCAGCTGGCGAACCATGGCGGCGAGTGGGACTGGCCGGGCGGCCATCTCCAACCTGGGGAGTCGCTCCTCGAGGGGGCGATCCGCGAGGCCAACGAGGAGTGCGGCTACCTCGCGCCGGCCGAGAAGTGCCGCGAGGTCGGGCGCCACATCACCGACGACGTGGACTTTACGACCTTCATCTGCCCGGTCGAGGAGATGTTCACCCCGAACCTCGCGCGGAACGAGTTCGGCCACCGGGAGCACGACGACTACCGCTGGGCCGACCCCCGCGAGCCGCCGGAGCCGACCCACCATGGGGTCGAGGACGTGCTCTGCGACGAGCTGGTGGACGAGATCATCGAGCATGGGGGCGCGGTGCCCGATGGGCTGGACTGGCGCCACCAGCCCGCGAAGCCCGTCGGGGAGAACGGGGACCAGCTGGCGGCCGACGAGGCCCTCTGGCTGGCGCTCGATCAGGCCTCGGTCCGCGAGTTCGACTCCGTGGGGCGGCTAAAGGTCGCGCTGACCCCGATCTCCAAGGCGAACGTCTGCCCCTACCGCGGGGAGGAGATCCCCCTCCCCACCGAGGAGGAGGCCCAGCACCTCATCGAGCTGGGGCTGAACCCCTACCCGCCCGACGATTTCGACCTGAAGAAAGTCTACTACCTCCTCCGGGACCCCGAGGAGCTCTCGAAGGCGGCCGAGACCTTCAACCTCGTCCCCCTGCTGGACGTCCATATCCCGACCTCGGCCGAGGATCACCCTGACGAGGTGGTCGTGGGGGCGACCGGGACCGATTGCATCTTCGAGGACCCCTACCTCCTCAACTCGCTCGCCATCTGGCCCGCGGCTGCGATCGACGACGTGGAGTCGGAGTTCAAGCGGGAGCTGTCGAGCAGCTACGCCTACAAGCTCGACTGGACCCCGGGGACCTTCCGAGGGGTGCGGTACGACGGGCGGATGGTCGAGATCATCGGGAACCACGTGGCCCTGGTGGAGCAAGGGCGGGCCGGCGCGGACGTGCTGGTCGCCGACAGCCTGACCGACGGCCTACGGTGGCGGCTGCTGGCCGCGGCCCTGCGGTTGCAAGCCCACTAGATGTTGCGGCGATTCAGTGACACAACGCGACCACTGGCGTTGGCGACTCAACCTGTCGCACGCGGAGGTCGGGGCTTGTGAACGCGCTAGAACAGGCGCTGCGGGAGAAGTTCGGGACGCCGGACAAGGCGCTCGCCGCCCTCGGCCTGCCCGCCGACCTCCTCGCGGCTGACCAAGCCCGGACCCGTCGCACCCCCTCTAGGAGCACTCCCATGAAGCGCACGATGCTCTCGTCGACGGCCCTCCGCGCCCACGCGGCCATGACGGCCCTGCTGGCGCCCCACCTGGCGGCCGACGCGAAGCTCGACCTGGTGCCGGCCGTCCGGGGGATCACCCGCAAGAACCTGAAGGCCAACGCCTCGAAGGTGTGGGCGCGCGCCAAGGCGGCGGGCCTGAAGGCCGGCCTCGCGGCCGACCAGATGGGGCCGGACGACGTGGCGATGAAGCTCCTCTCGATGATCGACGGCCAGGGGGCCGAGCCCGAGATCGCCGCGGCCGAGCCGGATCCCGCCCAGCAGGTCGAGGAGGGGACCGGCGCCGAGCCGGACGCCGGCCTCGAACCCAACGCCGCGCCCCCGCCCGCCGCCGGCGCTGGCGGGGAGGCGGGGAAGCCCGAGCCCGGCGAGGGCGAGGACGAGGAGGAGGACGACGGCGAGCTGGACGCCGAGATCCTCCGGCTGCTGCAGGAGCACCTCGGAGACGACGCCCAGGCCGAGGAGCTGCACGGCCTGGTGAAGTCCGCGATGGACAAGCACAAGCACGGCAAGGACGAGGTGGTGAACCCCTCCGCGACCGAGGTTCCGGCGAAGACCGCTCCGGCGGCCGACCGTGGCAAGAAGGGGAAGGACAACGAGATGCCGACCGTCACCCAGGGGGCCATGGACCAGGCGATCGCCGCCTCCGCGAAGAAGGTCCGCGAGGACATGCGGCGCGAGGCCCGCGAGGCGCAGGACGCCCGCGCGTTCGTCCGCCCGCTGGTCGGGGAGGTCTCCCCGGCGTTCGACTCCGCGCAGGACATCTACGAGGCCGCGCTGAAGTCGCTCCACGTGGACCTCAAGGGGGTCCACCCCAGCGCCTACCGCTCGCTCCTCGGGGCCCTGCCGCGCGGCTCGCGCGCCCAGCTGGCCCAGGACGAGGCGCTCTCGGGCAAGGTCAAGAAGCCGACCTCCGGCGCCTCCAAGCTGACCGGCCGCATCACGGTCATGCGCTAACGCGCGCGGCCCCCTCTCCTCCTGCTGAAGGATCAGCCAATGGCCGACCGCCAAACCGTCGTGAACACCCAGCCGGGCCTCGGGGTCTCGGGTGACTTCGCCTCCACGAACCCGCGCTTCACCCTGCTGGTGGGGGCGGGCGGCGCCGTCGCGGGCCCCAACGGGGTGACGATCGGCGCCTTCTGCTGGGCCACCACCCCGCAGGACGCCGACGGGGCGCCGGCGACGATCAACTCGTTCGGCTCGGGCCAGGTCGCGGGCTTCGTGGGGCGCGAGCAGCAAGGGCTCATCACCCAGTACCTGCAGGACGCCGGGATGCTGATCCCCGGCGGCTTCATGGTGACCGTCTACACCTCGGGCGACTTCTTCGTGACCAACAGCGGCACCTCGCCGGCGGTCCCGGGCCAGAAGGTCTACGCCAACTTCGCCAACGGGCAGGCGACCGCCGCGGCGACCGGCTCCCCGACCGGCGGGGCGACCTCCACCGCCTCCACCATCGCGCCGGAGACCTTCGCGGTCACCGCCTCGATCCAGAACGACGTCATGACGGTCACCGCCGTCGCGTCGGGCACCATCGTTCCCGGCGCCGCGATCTCGGGGACCGGGGTGATCTCCGGGACCACCGTCCAGTCGCAGCTGACCGGCACGGAGGGCGGGATCGGGACCTACCTGCTCTCGCAGGCCCAACCCACGATCGCGTCGGAGACCATCGACGGGACCTGGGGCCTGCTGACGATCGGCGGCACCGTGGCGGGGGTCTACGGCCTCGACCAGGTGCTGACGGGCGGGACCACCGCGGCCGGCTCCACCATCACGGCCAACGCCTCGAACGGCTCCGGCCTGACGGGGACCGGCGGGGCGGGGACCTACGCGACCCAAACCCAAACCGTCTCCTCGGCGGCGATCGACGTCTCGGCCATCAACGTCGAGACGCCCTGGCATGTCGCGAGCTACGCGGCGCCGGGCGCCCTGATGAAGATGAACCGGCTCCCGTAGCCGGCCGCCGCCCCTGCAGCTCTCCTAGAGGACCCTCGCCATGGCGAAGAAGAACAAGCTCCGCGGCCTCTCCCCCTCCCAGGCGCGCGCCCGGTTCGCGGAGGACAAGGCCCTCTTCGAGAACGCGGGGGTCTACTTCCCCCACGCGACCTCGTACCTGCCGGAGGCCTACCGGCACGACTATGCGCTCGCGATGGACGCCTACCCCGGCGCCCCCCAGTCGCTGATCCAGACCGACCCCAACTCGGCCGTGCCGGCGATCCTCGCGACCTACGTCGACCCCGACGTCTACGAGGTCCTGTTCGCCCCCAACACCGCGGCCGACATCTTCGGTGAGGTGCGGAAGGGCGACTGGCTGATGGACACCGCCCTGTTCCCGATCGCGGAGCACGCGGGCGAGGTCTCCAGCTACGGCGACCGCTCGGAGAACGGGCGCGCGACCGCCAACACCAACTGGGCGAACTACCAGAGCTACCTTTGGCAGACCATCATGGAGTACGGCGAGCGCGAGCTCGAGCGGGCGGGCCTCGCGCGGCTCAACTGGGTCTCTGAGCTGAACAAGTCGGCGGCGACCCTGATGGATAAGTTCGCCAACCTGACCTACTTCTTCGGCGTGACGGGCCTGCAGAACTACGGCCTGCTGAACGACCCCCTGCTGGCCGCCTCCCTGACCCCGGCCCCGAAGGCCAACGGCGGGGTGACCTGGTTCACCAACGGGGGCGCGCCCAACGCCTCGGCCAACGAGGTCTACAACGACCTGCTGGCGATCATGACCGCCCTGGTGACGCAGAACGCCGGCTTGGTGGACGCGGAGGCCTCGGTCACCGTGGCCCTCTCGCCGCAGATCAGCATGGCGCTCAACTTCGCCAACTCGTTCAACGTGAACGTCAAGCGGCTGCTGAAGGACAACTTCCCCGGCATGACGTTCAAGACCGGCGTGCAGTACGGGGTCGCCTCGACGCAGAACCCGCAGGGCAACTCGGCCGGCAACCTCGTGCAGGTGCTGGCGGACTCGGTCGAGGGCCAGGACGTGGGGTTCTGCGCCTTCAACGAGAAGATGCGGGCCCACAAGATCGTCTTCGGCCTGTCGAGCTTCCGGCAGAAGGTCACCGGCGGGACCTGGGGGGCGATCATCCGCTATCCCCCGGGGATCGCCTCGATGCTGGGCGTCTAGGCGCCCGGCTGTAGCTTTCGACCCGGCCCCTTCGGCCGGGCCACAGGAGAGAGCCAAATGGCTGATGCAGCCGAGAAGACCGCTGCGCCCGCGACGCAAGTCCAGCGCCCCACCAAGGCCCCCGAGGCCGCCGGCGCCAAGGTGACGGTCTACTGCTGCCTGCCGAACGGCCTCGACCTCCGGGTCTTCCGCATGGTCGAGCGCTCCGAGCCGGTGCTGGGCGGCGGCTTCCGCGACTACACGATCGCGGAGCAGGACGGGATGCCGATCCACATCAACGGCGGGGGGGACAAGCCGACCCGCCTCGACCAGCCGCGCGCCCGCCATCGGGTGGTGCTCGGCTTCGGGGTCACCGAGGGGGTCGACAAGGACACCTGGGAGCGCTGGCTTGCGGACAACAAGCAGAACCCCATCGTGCAGAAGGGCTACATCTACGCCGCCGAGAAGCGCGAGTATGGCGACGCCGAGGCCGAGGAGCGGGGCGCGCCCGAGGACCCGAAGTCGGCCAGCTGGACCGGCCTGGGGGCGATGCTGACGGAGAACGACCCGCGGCGCCCGCGCCCCGGCGCCAACCTCCAGGGGCTGAAGAAGTTCGCGGAGGAGGCGGCCTAACAGCCGGGAAGCCGCATGGGCGTGGTCGTCACGTTCGATTACGGGACGTGGGCCGCCCAAGACCCGCAGCAGGCGGCCTACATCTCCCAGCAGCAGGCGACCGCTGCCTTCAACCTCGCGACCCTCCAGCAGGCGAACGACGGCTCGGGGCCGATCAACGACGCGGTGATCGCCCTCACCCTCCTCAACCTGGTGACCTCGCACGTCTGCGCGCTGATATACCCCGTCAGCGGCCCGACCTCGAACCCCGACCCCTCCTCGCCGCTGGTCGGCAGGATCTCGGACGCCACCGAGGGCTCGGTCAGCGTCCACGCGGAGAACGACTACCCCCCGGGCTCGGCCCAGTGGTGGCAGCAAAGCAAGTACGGCTCCTTCTGGTGGGAGGCGACGGCGCAGTTCCGCACCATGCGCTACCTCCCGAGCCGCCGCGCATCGGGCCCCTGGGGGCCATTCGGTTTCTTCCAGCCGGGGATCTACCTGCCCGGCGGGGGCCAGTTCTGAACAGGAGGGCCAGATGGCCGCAACCAAGACCACCGTCTTCTCGCCGCCGATTGGCGACGTCGTGCTCCCGATCACGGAGACCACCGTCGGGACCGGGGCCGAGGCCGCGAGCTTCGAGTCGCTGGAGGTCGGGGGCGTCCCCTTCGCTCCCGGCCGCGGGACCTTCACCCTCAATGGGGCGACGCCGGTCGCGGTGCCGGACACCGGCGCGCTCGCGACCTCGGTCTACGCGATCTCGCTCAACACCCTCGGGGGGACCCAGGGGGCGCAGCCGGTCGTGACCGGGGTCACCGCCGGGACCGGCTTCGACGTGAAGGGCACCGCGTCCGACACCTCGATCTACAACTGGGTCCGCCTCTAGCGAGATGGCGATCGGGGTCGAGATCAAGGGCGGGGACGAGCTGTCGCGCACTCTCGCGGAGATGGCGCGCGGCTTCTCCTCTGCCCGCGAGCTCCGGGTCGGCTTCCTCGAGGGGGCGACCTACCCCGATGGGACGCCGGTCGCCCTGGTGGCCGCGGCCCACAACTTCGGCGCTCCGTCTGCGGGCCTACCGCCGCGGCCGTTCTTCGACCGCATGGTCGACGAGAACCAGGCGGGCTGGCCTTCGCTCATCAGCGAGGGCCTACGCCGGTCCGGGGGAGATGCGCGGCGGGCCCTGGAGTTCGCCGGCCGGATCATGGTCGAGCAGCTCCAGGGCAGCATCCTGGCCGGGGGGTTCGCCCCGCTCAAAGAGGAGACGATCCGCCGCAAGGGCTTCGACACCCAGCTGGTCCACACCTCCCACATGCTCAACTCGGCGGACTCGGAGGTCCTCTAGTGGCGCTCCGCAACCTCCATGCGATCTCGAACCGCTACATCTCGGGCGCGGTGAACCCGAACCTCATCGGGACCTGGGAGTCGTCGGCCGGCTCCGTCCAGCTGGGCGACGCCAGTTTCACCGGCGCGATCGCCACGGACGTCCTGACGGTGAGCGCCATCGCCTCCGGGGCCCTGGCCCCGGGCTCGCTCGTCGGGGACGGGCTGGAGAACGTCGGCCCGGGGACCACCATCGTCCAGCAGCTCTCGGGCCCGACCGGCGGCCTGGGGACCTACCAGATCACCCCGGCGCCGCAGACGGTCTCGGCCGAGGCGATGAGCGCCACCGGGCCCGGGACCCGCACGCCCCAGTTCCAGTCCTTCACCGGGATCCCGATGCAGTTCCAGGCCCTCTCGGCCGGCGAGCTGGCGCAGATCCAGGGCCTGAACCTCCAGGGGACCAAGCGGGCGGTCTGGATGAACGGGCAGGCGCAGGGCGTCGTCCGGCCGGCGGTGGTCGCGGCCGGCCCCGACGGCAAGGGGGGCGATCTCCTCCTCGCGCCGACCGGCCTCACCGGGGAGACGAACGACACCTGGCTGGTGGTGGGGGTGCTCGAAGGCTGGGACGCGGCGGGCTGGTGCCACGTCGCGGTGGTGCTCCAGATGGCGACGCAGGACCAATGAGCGACACCCCCCTCCCCCCGCCTGGCACGCCCGGCCGCATCTGCGACACGTGCGACGGCGCCGGCAAGGTCCCTGCGGCCCAGTGGCCCTCAGGCTACGACCTCTGCCCCAGGTGCGAGGGGCGGCGGCTCGTGGCCTTCGGGGCGCGGCGACTCGAGGAGGTCAGCTGATGCCCGTCCCCTCGGGCCCCCTCCCCACCCGCGAGGTCACGTGCTCGCTCCTGCGGGGCTTCCTCCTCTCGATCCTGCCGAACGGGGTCGAGGTCATCATCGCGCAGGCGAACCGCGTCCCCGAGCCCACCGGGCCCGACTATGTGCTGGTGACGTGGATCGGCCTCCGGCGCCTCGCGACCACCGTCGACACCTGGGACATGGCCCCCGCCCCCGCGCCGGCGCCGACGCAGATGGCGCACGGCCAGAGCGTCGCGGCCGACATCCAGTTGGATGTCTTCGGGGCCCAGTCGACCGACAACGTGAACCTCATCACCACCCTGCTGCGGTCGACCTACGGCTACGACTTCTTCGCCCCGGGGGACTCCGGCATCGCGCCCCTGACGTGCGACGACGGGTTCCAGATGGGCTTCACCAACGACCAGCAGCAGTGGGAAGACCGCTGGGTCCTGAAGCCCTCCTTCGAGCTCTCGGTCCAGGTGGCGACGACTCAACAATTCGCGGATACGGTGGCGCTCACCCTGAAGGCGCCAGCGGATGCGCTGACCCCGTAGGAGCTGACCATGCCCGCGCAAGGTATCCCCGCCTCTCAAGTCGCCAACGTGATCCCTGGCGTGCTCGCCGCCGGCGGGACCGGCCTCGACATGCTGGGGCTCTGCCTCACCACCTCGACGCGGCCGCCGATCGGCGCCGTGCTCTCCTTCCCGGATGCGCAGGCGGTCGGGAACTACTTCGGCCTCTCGTCGGACGAGTACGCCAAGGCCCAGGTCTACTTCCTCGGCTTCCAGGGGTCTCCGATCCAGGGGATCACCCCCGGGGCGATGCTGTTCTCCCAGTACCCCTGGGCGGCGGCAGTCCCCCCCTACGTGCGGGGCGGCGACATCGCGGCCGAGCTGACCCTCGCCCAGCTGCAGGCGATCGCGCCCGGCGACCTCACGGTGGTCATCAACGGGGTGTCGTGGACCTCCTCGTCGATCAACCTCGCGAGCGCGACCTCGTTCTCGAACGCCGCCTCCATCATCCAGACCGCCCTCGCGGCCAACGACTCCGCCTTCACCGGCGTCCTGGCGCCCGAGACCGGCAGCTTCACCGGCACCATCGCGGACGACGTGATGGACATCACCGCGGTCTCCTCGGGGGTCGTGGTCGTGGGGGGGGCGATCACCGGGACCGGGGTCGCGGCCAACACCGTCGTCCTGAACCAGATCACCGGGACGCCGGGCGGGGTCGGGACCTACACCGTCTCGCCGGGCAAGCAGTCGGTCTCCTCGGAGACCCTCTCGGAGACCTACGCCGAGCTCACCGCCTCCAGCGTGACCGGCGTCATCGAGCCCGGTCAGGCGCTCGCGGGCGCGGGCCTGGCGGCCGGCTCCGTCATCACGGCCCCGATCTCGGGGACCGGGGGCGCGGGGACCTACGTCGTCTCCCCGACCCAAACCGTCGCCTCGGAGGCGATGACGGCGGGCGCCGCGGTGGTGACCTTCGACTCCGTCTCCGGCGCCTTTATCATCACCGGGGGGACGCCCGGCACCCCGGGGACCATCAACTTCCCCACCGGGGCGATCGCCACCTCGCTGCTCCTCACTGCCGCCACCGGGGCGGTCGACTCCCAGGGGGCCCCGTTGGCTTCGCCGGGCAGCTACATGGCCGCCCTCTGGAACACCTTCCAGAACTTCGTCGACTTCTTCACCCTGTTCGAGCCCGATCAGGCCGACGCGCTCTCGTTCGCCCAGTGGACCAACAGTCTCGCGACCGAGATCATGTACATCCCCTGGGACCCCTCGGCCGCGAACGTCAACGCGGACCCCGCGACCATCCTCGGGGCCATCCAGTCGGCCGGCTACTCGGGCTCGGCGCTGTTCTACACCCCGATCAACGACGCCCTGGACGCCGCGATGCTCTCCGGGATGGTGGCCTCGATCGACTTCACCCAGGCGAACGGGCGCACCGATCTGGCGTTCCGCTCCCAGTCCGGCATCCCGGCCGAGGTGACCAACGGGACCCAGGCGGCCCAGCTGAAGGCCAACAACATCAACTTCTACGGCACCTATTCTACGCCGTCGGAGAACTTCACCTGGATTTACCCCGGCGTTGTTACGGGCCCCTTCCTGTTCATCGACAGCTACGTGAACGCGATCTGGCTGAAGAACATCCTCCAGCTGGCGATCCTCCAGCTCTACGCCTCGGTCCGCTCGATCCCCTTCAACGCGGCCGGCTATGCGCTGATCCAAGAGGCGCTCGGGGGCGGGCCCGCGACCAACACCTCGAACGCGGGCCCGATCCAGCAGGCCCTCACCTTCGGGGCGATCCGCGCGGGCGTCACCCTCTCGGCCTCCGAGGCCGCGGCCCTCCCCTCGCCGGCGGCCGCCACCGCGCTGCAGAACCAGGGGTGGTTCCTCCAGATCGTGCCCGCGACCCCGCAGGTCCGGCAGGCCCGGGGGCCGCTCGTCATCAACTTCTGGTACACCGACGGCCAGTCGGTGCAGCAGATCGAACTCAACAGCACCGCGGTCCTGTAGGCCGGGCGCTAAGGGAGGGACCGGATGGTCGCGCGCAACATCACGGCGGCGAACGCCGCGATCTTCATCACGGCGCCGGACGTCTTCGCGGCGCCGTTCCAGCTCCAGGGCTTCTCGGCCGACAACATCTACGACACCGACGCGATCGAGCCGGTCGAGACCCTGATGGGGGTCGATGGTATCCTGTCGGGCGGCTACACCCCGAAGCCGATCGACCAGGTGTTCATGGTCCAGGCGGACTCGAGCACCATCGACTTCTTCGAGGCGGTGCAGTCGTGGCAGCAGACGAACCTTGGGGTGGAGGTGCTCTCGGGCACCACCCTGCTCCTGGGCCCGCAGAAGCTCTACTCGATGCCGAAGGGCTTCCTCACCGCCTACCAGCCCCTCCCCCCGGCCCACAAGATCCTGCAGCCGCGGCGCTTCACCATCCGGTGGCAGGGGGTCTTCCCCGCGCCGGCGCCGGTCCTGGCGTAGCCCGATGGCCCTCCTCGAGGGCGGGCCCGACCGGGGCGGGTTCCACTTCTGGTGCCCGGGCTGCAAGGAGGAGCACTGGGTCCGGGTCAAGAGCGAGCGGTGGGTCGAGGGCACGCGCCCGATCTGGAGCTGGAACGAGAGCCTCACGGCCCCGACCTTCAGCCCCTCGGTCCTCCACTTCTACACCCGGCCGGCCGACCCCGAGGCGACCCCGCCCCAGCCGGAGCGGCGCGTCACCCTCTGCCACTACTTCATCACCGAGGGGGTGATCCGCTACTGCGGGGACTGCCCCCATGGGCTCTCCGGCCGGAACATCAAGATGGTGGACCTCGAGGCGGGGCGGAGCGGCCAGTACGAGGTGATCGACGCCGGCCCGCCCCCGCTGCCGCCGGCGGCCGCCGCAGCCATCCAGCAGGCCCGCCAGGCGGCCCGCCAGGGGCCGCACGCCGCCCCGGTGGGACGTCAGCCCACCCAACCCCCGCCCCCGCCGCCAGCGCAGCCCCAGGGCCGCGTGTGGCCCGCCCCGAGGCCCCCGCAAAACTTCACGACGATTGCGCGCTTCACCCACCCCCCGGGCCCGCAGCGCCGCTGACTTGACCGCGGGCGCGGCGCGGTCGACCAAGGGCGTCCCAGCTGGTCAGGGAGGGCGCCGTGGCGCGACACGAGAAGATCATCACCATCGAGGACCCGAACTCGCGGGACCACCGCAAGCGCTACCTCATCCGCGAGATGCCGGCCGACCGGGGGGAGAAGTGGGCCATGCGGGTGCTCAACGGCGCCCTGAAGTCCGGCGCCTCGCTGGACGACTTCGACCCCCTGGGGGGGATGGCGGCCCTCGCGGGCTTCACCTCGGGCCTGGGGATCGTGGCCGCGATGTCGATCGCCAAGATGGACTGGGAGCTGGCCGAGCCCCTCCTCGACGAGATGATGGAGTGCGTCGTCCCCCAGTCGCCCGACGGAACGGTGACCCGCGACCGCCTCATCGCGGAGGACACCGAGGAGATCGCCACCCGCCTGCTCCTCCGGGCGGAGGTGGCCTCGCTGCACCTGGGTTTTTCGCTGGTCGAGAAGTTCCAGACGTGGATGCGGACCCTCCTGACCCGGATCTCCTCGACTACCCCAACATCCCCCGCGCCCTCGGGATCGTCGTCAGCCGAGGGCGGGCCAGCTGGGCTGAGCTGAGCACGGTCCTGGGGACCCACGACCTCTACGATCTCCTCGAGCTGATCGTCGTCGATGACCACAACCACAAGGTCTTGAAGGCGAAGGCCGACAAGGGGGAAACCTAGCCACATGCCGACGGTCATCGATTCGCTGCTCGTCCTGCTGAAGCTCGACCCCTCGGAGTTCACCGACGGGCAGAAGGAGGCCGCCGCCTCGCTCGGCAAGTTCACCGACCAGGCGGGGGCGGCGTTCGAGAAGCTGAACGCGCGGCAAAAGCGCGCGGCCGACGACGAGGACCGCCGGGGGAAGGACCGGCTCAAGCAGAACAAGGAGACCGCCGACTCCTACAAGAAGATCACCGAGGGGGTGCTCGGCTGGGCCACCGCGCTGATCTCCGCGGGGGCCATCGTCGACTTCGCGAAGAACACCGCGCAGATGGACGCGGGCCTCGGGCGGTTCGCGGAGCGGCTCGACCTCAACAAGGACCAGCTGGCCCTCTGGGTCGGGATGCTGAACAACGTGACCGGCTCCACCCAGGCGTCGGCCAAGTCGGTCCAGCAGTCGGCCGACGCGCTCAACCAGGTCCGCTTCAGCTACATGATCGGGGACACCTCGAAGACCGGGGTGGTGCAGGCCCTCGGGCTCTCGATGGCGGACCTGCAGGACCCCCTCGCGGCGCTCGACAAGATCCACAAGCACATCGTCGCGATGCACATGAGCTCGCGGACCGCGACGCCCTTGCTCCGCCAGCTCGGGATCGACGACGCCACCATCTCGGTGCTGGAGCGGGGCTCGAAAGAGTACGACGACTGGATGGACTCCGCGAAGCGGTCGGTCCCGGCGACCAAGGACCAGATGCAGGCCGCCGAGGATAACCAGCGGGCCATGGGGGAGCTCGATGGGGCCCTCACCCGCCTGGCGAACGACATCGAGGGGTCGGTCCTCCCAGCGCTCACCCACCTGACCCAGGGGGCCGCGAACGCGGCCGAGCAGTCGCAGGGGAGCTTCCAGCGGATCGAGGACGACATCGGGGGGATGCTGGGCGCCTTCGCCAAGCTGGGGCAGTCGACCTCTGGCGACGGCTCCCTCAACATCTTCGGCCGCGGGGCGATCGCGATCTTCGGCACCGTCCACATGGGGCTGATGTACCTCGGGGCGGCGATCGAGCAGCTCATCAACGGCCTGGGGGGACTGGCCCGCATCGCGGCCGCCGCGGCCTCCGGGGACTGGAAGGGGGTCGCGAGCGCGTGGCAGGGCGTCCTCGACAGCTTCCATGCGACCAACGTCGACGTGCAGGCGAAGGTCGGGGACTACTGGCACCGCCTCGTGGGGGTCGTGACCACCGGGCGGATGCCGGGCCAGGGGCCGGCGCCCGCCGCGGCGCCAGCTGGAGGCGGGGGCGGCGGCGCTGCGCCGGCCGGTGG